GTCAGGACACATTCCAACCAAAAATCGGGTTTAAGACTCGTTACGGAATGGTTGCTAACCCATTTGCTGAAGGTCTTGCACAAGGTGTAGGTGCTTTAACAGCTAATGCTAACCGCTACTACAGACGTGTTAAGGTAACAAACCTAATGTAATTTCGATTACTTTTCTAGAGACCTCCTTCGGGGGGTCTTTTTTTATGCCAATTTTTATAAATCTTATAAATCTTATTAAGATTGTCATGAGAAAGTCATGAGTTTTTTTAAAGTTTCGTAACACTTGACAAGTTTTTAAAGTCTGCTATACTAAATAAAATCACTTTACAATAGAGAAGCATGTCTTTTGATTTCTTTAGTCCTAACGATACCCGTTGGAAGAGAGCAGGTGGTGGTAGACCTCCACGTCCTGAGTGGGAATTATGCCCTCCTGGATCTTGCTGGTTTTCTCCTGCTTCCTTTGAGGAAGTAAAAGGGGGTAAGAAGCGTCCTGGTATACCTGCTAGATTCCAAGGTGAATATACTACTAGCGGTGGAGAATTCAATGGTCAATGGGGGTATCAAGTATACCGTAAACCTACACCATCACCCAACCTGACACAAACGTTAGCATCTGCATAACAACACAAGACCTCCTACAGGGGGTCTTTTTTTATGCTATGATACCTAAATAATCACGTAGAATAGGTACTAGCCATGAATGGCAGACTAAACAAAGTTGATATGACCTCCAGATTAATGCAACTCAAGAGAGAGTTACATTACAAATGTGAGATAGGAGAGAAGGGACAGTGGGAATGTAAAGGTGCAGACGAGTATCTAAATAGAACACTTGATGTCCTTGACGAATATTATATGTAATGATACAGTACAAGTATGACGGAAGAGATGATCAAGAAGATCTCCTACACCAAGGAGGAGGTCGATAGACTAATAGCTGAGGCAGTTGCAGAAGCACGACGTATAGATGAAGAGTCAATGCGTAAGCATAATCGTGACGCAACAATCATCAGTATGATTCTGGGGTTCACTTGTCTAGCATTATTTGTTGATGGTCTATTAAGAATTTTAGGAATCATCCCTCCATTCATGGACTTGGATGTTAATGTTGTTGATGATATTGTGGAGAAGGTAAAGATGGAAGTTATACCACAGGTCGAGAAGTATAAAGGATATATACCACGCATATAAATATGTTAAGCAAGGACTATAGACTTAGACTGTCTGTTATAGCCTGCAAGACTCGTCTTGATAGGGAAGTTAGTCTAGAAGATAGGATTTGGGCTCTTAAATTAGTAGAGCATAACAAACATGCCAGAGGAATCTGGGAAAGAATGACATGACTACCTGGAATAAACAAATAAGTAACAGGAACTTCCTATCTCCCATAGGGTTCAAGTTTAGTCTTGCTAAGTTCCCGAAGGTATCTTACTTCTGTCAGACTGCTAACATACCTAGTATGAATCTTGGTATACAACAGCAGCCAACACCATTCAGATCATTACCATTAGAAGGATTCATTGAATATGATCCACTAACACTATCATTCCTTGTGGATGAGGATCTAGAGAACTATCTGATACTACACAACTGGATACGTGCACTAGGTACACCTGATGATACAATGGAGAGGAGAAATTATAAATTAAAGATGGCTCAGGAGTTTGGTAAAGATAACAACGACCTGTATGCTGATGGTACATTGATGGTATTGAATAGTAATTTCAACCATAACTTTGATATAGTATTTGAAGACCTTATACCTATAGGGTTGAATGCATTAGAGTTTAATGCTAGTGTGGATGGTACAGAGTATGCTACAGCAAGTGTATCATTTAGATACCTAGCATTTCAAATAAGATCTTCCGAATCTACTAAGAGGAATACACAACTAACATAATGAATCTTGAAAAAATTGAGGAGTTGTGGGCAAAGGACGCTGAAGCATTCTTTGATCACAGGGATCTTCCAGAGTTGCTTGCCAACGATAGTATGGAAACTCCAAGACTCCATGCAAAGTATTTGCAATTACACAATGAATTTAAACTTATGATGTCTGATGCACAGACAAAGTATAATAAGTTGTATAAAGAGAAGTGGTTATATTACAACGGTAAGGCACCATCACATGTATATGCAGAGAAACCCTTTGATCTTAAGGTACTGAAGGGTGATCTTGATATGTTCATCGATAGTGATGATGATGTATGTCGAGCCAAGCAGAAGATAGACTACCTAGAAACTTGTATAAATTCTATTGATAGGATACTTAAGGAGATCCACAATAGAGGATTTGCTATTAAGAATACTATTGAGATTGTGAAGTATTATGGTATCCGATGACAACAATCACCAAAAAGAATGAAACCTTTTTGAAAGTTGAAGCAGAACCTCACCTCCACAAGGAGTTGAGTGAACACTTTCAGTTTGAGGTACCTGGTGCAAAGTATATGCCAGCAGTCAAACGAAAGTACTGGGATGGTAAGATAAGATTGTATTCACCTGGTACTGGTGAGATATATGTTGGTCTATTTGATTACCTTACTGACTACCTAGAGCAGAAGGGTTACTCATATGAGGTAGAAGAAGATAAATATTATGGTAGACCCAATGAGGTTGAGGACTATGTTACACCTGAAGGCACAGCGGCTTTTATTCGTGCTCTTAGGATCCCCTTCAAGATCAGAGATTACCAGCTTAAAGGAATTTACTCTTCGCTTAAATTTCGTCGCAAGCTTTTATTATCCCCCACGGGATCGGGCAAGTCGCTCATAATATATGCATTGGTGCGGTGGCACCTGTTAAAGGAGAGGGAGATATTAATTATTGTTCCAACTGTGTCTCTAGTAGAGCAGTTGTATAAAGATTTTCAAGACTATGGTTGGGATGCTAAGGATGTCTATAAGATCATGGGTGGAGTGGAGAAATATACAGATGAACCAGTAGTAATTAGCACGTGGCAGAGTATATACAAGGAACCTAAGAGATTCTTTGAAAGGTTTGACGTTATTATAGGTGATGAAGCACACCAGTATAAGGCGAAGAGTCTTACGGGGATACTAACCAAGTGTATGGATGCTAAGTATCGCATAGGTCTGACTGGTACGTTAGATGGTATGGAAGCACATCAATTAGTACTAGAAGGATTGTTTGGTAGGGTTGATAGGGTAACTAAGACAGTAGAATTAATGAAGCAAGGACACCTAACACCATTGAGGGTGCGGGTTGTACTACTAAGACATGGGTGGGTACCCTTTGATCACTATCAACAGGAGATGGATTACCTGTGTATGCACACCAGACGTAGTAACTTCATTACCAATCTGGCACTAGATTTAAAGGGTAACACTCTTATACTGTTCAATTACATAGAGAAGCACGGAGAACCTCTATGGGAAATGATAAATAATAAGGTAAGTAAAGATCGTAAGATTTTCTTCATACATGGTGGCGTTGATGCCTATGAGAGAGAAGAAGCACGTAGTATATGTGAACGTGAAAAGGATGCTATAATATTGGCATCATACGGAACCTTCTCTACAGGTATTAACATTAAGAATTTACACAATGTTATTTTTGCATCTCCTAGTAAGTCTAGGGTGAGGAACCTACAATCTATAGGTAGAGTATTGAGGAAGGGTGATAATAAAGCACAAGCAGTATTGTATGACATTGCTGATGACTGCTCTAAGGATCATCAATACAATTATACACTTCGTCATCTTGGTGAAAGGATCAAGATATATGACGAGGAGAAGTTTGATTATGAAATAACTAAGGTTAATCTTAAGAAATGACAATTAACTATATCGTGCACGATCAAGAATTTTTTGGAGTAATGAAACTCAAGTCAGGTGAAACCTTACTTGGATCTATGATTGCAACAGAAGAAGATTCGTGTCCAGGGAAAACTACTTTTTATGTACAAGATCCTGCACAACCAAATCAGCATCAAGTTGAAAAGGATGGGCAGTTGGGTGTGGCAGTTGGTCTTATGAGGTGGATGATGTTTGCTGATGAAGAATTTTATATGGTAACTGAGGATAACGTCATCACTGTGGCACCTATGGCTATGGATGCTGTACTCATGTATAAGATGTGGGTAAGGAAGGAGAAGGGAACTAATAAGAATGAGGTTGAGATCAAGATGAATAAGAATATGGGACTGGTGGGTAAGGTATCTAACTTCAGAGGACAATTAGAAGACTTCTGGAAGCGTACCAATTCTTGACACCACGATCATTAAGTTGTATGATGTATACAGGTGAGATAACAATATGGCAAGAGCTGTGGCAAGGAAACAAAAACAACATTACGTTGACAACAAGAAATTTTTAGCTGAGATAACTGCTTATCGTCAGGCGGTTGATGATGCTCGTACTTTAGACAAAGAGAAACCAAGGATAACACATTACCTTGCCGAATGTTTCTTAAAGATAGCAACACACCTATCATTCAGACCTAACTTTATCAACTACATGTATAAAGAGGATATGATATCTGATGGTGTTGAAAATTGTGTACAGTATATTGATAACTTTGATCCTGCTAAGTCAAAGAATCCCTTCGCCTATTTCACACAGATAATTTACTACGCATTTCTCAGACGTATTGCTAAAGAGAAGCGTCAGATGGATATAAGAGATAA